AAATTATTGCAATCCATCCAATGCTGAATTTCTGCATCTACTGCATTTCTACCAACCATCCTTTCTATATATATATTTTGTTTCATCTCACTTTCCCCTTACATAATGGACAAACATCTAGTCCTTCTTTGAATCTATCAAAAGCCCCTACCGCTCCCTCCACTGCTAGGCTCATATCCTTAATTGCCCGGGCCAGACTTTGAAGATTAGAAACACAAATCACCAATTCGCTTTTCTGTTGTTTCTTTTCTTGGAGGAGTTTTATTTTCTTCCTTAGTTCTGTGAAGTCTGGTAGTTTTTTTAGTATAGTTAGTTTTGCCTCAATAGACAAGAGCTGTTCCTTTTCGTCATAGATTTTATCCGACAAATCTATCTTATCATCAATCAATTTAATGTTAGTGTTTATTTTCTTTTGAAGTTCTTTAATAGGAGCCAGTTTAGCAAATACAAGCAATCTCTTTTTAACATTACCTAGACAAGCAAGCAAATCCTTAATTCTGCTTAGTTCTTGTCTCTTTCGTTTTGTTTTCTGTGTCAAAGCTTCTATATCTTCAACAAGCCCTTCAAGTCCCTCTAATGCTTTATATTTTATGAGCTGTGATTTTTTTGCTTTTAAAGAGAAATTGACTAAATCTAGTTCCTTATCAACTTTTCTCTGCCGTTTGTTTGCAATGTCTATGGCTTTGTTGATTGTCTGCAAATCAAGAATGGAGTTTAGTTCTTTTGCAACTTCTCCAGGAGACATAGAAAGCAAGTAATAAGGTAAGTGCTGTTTCTGTATATTGACATCGCCTATATTACAAATATCTGAAACAGCTTGAGGAGGGTCACCCTTGCCAAAACCTGTAAGTGGTGTTTCTGAATCATCAATACGGTAATAGTTCTTTCCTTTTCTGTCTTTATAGCGTTCTATCTTGTGGTCATTAATCCAAAGTGCTACTTGTGCAAATTCATGTTTAGGGCCAGCTTTGTTTTTGTTTGATATGAAAGAATCACCACTAGGTCTATTTGTTATGCACCACATAATAGCACGGAGAGCAGAACTTTTACCTGTGTCGCTTGCTCCCGTGAAGGCATTTACTCCTTGGGTGAAAATGTACTCGGCGTCTCTTGCTCTCTGGAAGCCAATTATTTTTACTTTTTCAATCATTGTTTTTCCTCTTTCTTTTTCGGAGCTAGTTGGGTTTCACGAATCACATTCATTTTGGTTCCTTCTTCCAAATCTAAAAGCAAACACTCCCGCTTGCTCCGTTCTTCAAACTTCTTCACAATGTGGAATCCTTTTACCACCCGATTGTTCAGAGTAAGAAGTATCCCTTTATAATCTTTATCCTGGCACTTTCTTTTGTAGTTCATAGCGGCTACATGAGTAGGAACAGGAACCCAAGCAGTTTTCTTTAACCAATCAGGAACCCAATGAAACTGAACAAATAAATCCATTAGTCTATCCTGTCTTGTTACAAAGTCTCGGACAGCTTTTACATCATTTGCTCGTACAGCTTCGTCCAAAGAATAGTAATCATCTACATACAAAACGAATTTTAGAGGCTGTCCTTTTATCTCTTTGACGAGAATACGGCAATTAAATATGTAGTCGCCTAATTTTAAATCTGTGAAATAGTCTACTATCTCAGGAATACAATTTATCCTTTCACCATTAGATAGTGTGAGCAATACTTCCTTATTTCGGATTGAGACTATGACATCAGAACTTGGAAGCTCAGGTGTGGCATACCAATCTTGGTTTTTGTTCCACATACTCTCATATACTGTTTTGTATTTTTTCTTGTATAGGAAATAACAATATTCCTGTCCAAGCCAATCAGAAAGCAATACATCAAAATCATCACCGAATTTAAAATCGTTATCAAGTATGCACCAACAAATATCTTTTTCATCAGGATTTTCTTCTATATAGGATTTGACATAGTTTAGGGCTTCTTTTAAGGTGATACTTCTTTCTATTATCCAGGAAAGTATTTCAACAAAAGCAAGGTCAGCCACATCAACACGATTCCAGCGTTTATATTGATAGACACTTGTAAGAAAAGAAAGTCTCCATGGAGAAGCTACCATACGGAATATGTTTTTGACTCCATTGTCCTCCTTGTAGTCTTTCAGTACCATTTCTTTTTCTTCAAGCGTTTCCGTGTCTTTAAGAATAGCATACAATTCCGCCCCACGCTCTAGGTCTTGTTTTGATATGGTTTTCATTTTTTACTTACCCTTAAAGTCTTTAATATATATCTTGTTCTCGGCTTTCTGGTAATAAACACCAACAGGCGACCAATCGAAACAAGCACCTTTTTCTTTTATCCTGATTTCTGCGTTATCTGGACAATTTTTCAGCTTAGTTATAAGTTCTTTTTTTGTCATTTATAGTTTCCTGTTTTTTATCTCATCTTTGTTGCCTGCAAAAAAGTTAAAGGTTAACCTAACTTACTATTGGCCTGATAGCCTATTTATCACATCTGCCAAGGGCTAGCAATTTCCCACTAGATACACAAGAAGAATAAACAGAACACCTTTTTTACAAACAACAAAGATAAGACAAATGTTTCTTATCTACTATATTATAGAATTGGAGAGAGACAATTTACAATTTCACCATATAAGCCCAATGTGCTATGAGTATACCGTCGGCGTCTTTCTGTTTCAGTATCTTATCTGTGAATTGTGGATACAATCTCTTGCCTATATCCAAGCTTGCTTTCTTGAGTTCTGGGGAACCTTTAATTCCACCAGGCAATACAACTTTCTGCCATTGTTTAGAATCAACATACATATGGGCCATTCCATTTACTTCAAGAAAACACAAAGTAGCTTCCAAAGCTCTCATAGCCGACATAGTGGTTTTGAATCTTCCAGGATTAACACAGGGTCTTTCAAGAACCACAAGAACATCATGTCCTATTAAATGCTCAAGGGCTTCCTCAAGCTTTATCATATCAATCCTGGTGATGTTGGCTTTCTTTTTTGTGTAGCTCTGCTCACTCTTTGTTGGTGTCTTAAAGAATTGAGTTTCGTAGCCATCGCCAATAACCGCAATACTTCCTGAGATTCCGTTATCTATGCCAACATATACATCGTGCATTTTAAATCTCCTTTACATGTATTTTTATGTTATTTGCTTTAGCTCGTCTTATCATATCCCTGGTCCCTGGACTTTTACCACTCACGATAGCTACTAGAGCCTCGGCATAATCTGCCATTTTTTGGTTCCTGTTAATACCAGCTAGTGAGTTATACATTCCTTTTGCATTCCTTTTTAGCCTTACTTTGTTTGGTGGTAAGCCACTCCAGTCTGTCCAATTAGCAGGGAATCCTCTCCAAGGAATGTTGTTCACGATACAGTATTGTTTCCCACACTCATCAACACCTCTTGCTTCACCGCAAACACCTTCCGTTATATCAAATCCTGATTCCTTAATAGCTTCTGTTACTGCTTTAATATTGGTAATAGTTCTTGAGCCAGCTATTATAACTTTCATTTTAAAACCTCACTTCTTTTTGTTGTCTTTGTCTTGGGTAGCCTTTAAAGAAATTTCTCCATCTTTGAAAGGTCTCTCCGTCGAGGGAATCGTAAAGCTCATATTCCTCACAAGCTTCAATAAACCCTTCCTTGCTAAATTTATTTGGAGTATATGCCATGGGGGGCGTGTCTGGGTGTGGTAGCAATACAAGTCTTTCATTCCTTTTTGCTATTCGTCTGCCCTCGGGTGATTCTATGCTCTGATAGGTAATATAATGCTTAGGGAGAACACCTCTCAAGTATTTAATAGCAGTTCCTTTACCTACTCCTGTAATCCCTTTAACTTCATCAGTATCACAGCCTGCAATGCAAAGCACTTCGCCATATTGTGGAGGTACTATTTTATAATCATCAACAAATGTATTATAGGTGATTAGTTTTTCTGTTGTCGGATTGTAAATTTCTGCATTTATGGAAAGTAATTGTAGCATATCGTGGTCAGTCGTTACCATGATTATCTTTCCTTCAAAAGTCTCACATGCTTGTCCTAACCAATCGTCTCCTTCAAATCCTTTTGCAAAGAAGATGTTTTTAAAACCAACTCTCGGAAGAAAGTCGTCCTTTAAATCCAGCATCTGTTTAAATAGATGATTCCTTTCTTCTTCTGTAATAGACGGCTTCTTCTTCCGTTTTTCTTTATAAGAGGGATACTCCAGGAAACGAATATTGTCCTTTGCTGGAGAATCCCAAACAAAAACAAAATCATTGGAGGCAAACTTTTCACCTAGAAGAAGCATTCCATATAAGAACTGTCCTATGATTCCGTCTCCTTGAGTTCTATCACTAGGACTTATCTGATGAAATGCTCTCCTGATGAAATAGTTGCCATCCAATAAAATCATTTTACCTGTTCCTTTGCTTCTTCCATTTCGATTAAGTGGTCATTTATCTTGTCCATAACAAAACAATCAACTGTTTTGTGAAGATGCCCCATTTTCTTTTCCAGGTCAGCAGGACTTTCGATTTTGTCCAATACTATTTCAGCTTCCATTGCTAATTCATAAGGTTCAAACTGCTCATCTTGTATTGCTTTCCTTACTGTACATTTAATTTTGCCGTGCATGGTACTTCTCCTATTTTGCAAATTTTGGTTTACGATTTGGCTCCAGAGCTTTTTCAACTTCATTCCAAACACCCTGGACAATGAGGTCTAAATCCTCTTCCAAGTCGTTTTCTTCAATGTAGTCTATAAGCTCCACCTGTTTCATTTCCACACCCCACTCTGGGACAGTTACTTTCTTTGTCTTATCCCAAGGTTTACCTCCCCAGTGTGATTCCGTGATTAGATAGTTTATGCTACATTCAATATTATCTACACCATAATTGTAGTAGATAGGTATTTCAATGTCCATATATTTTCCAGTTATCTTATTTTTCTTTACCCTGCAACGAGCAATAATACCAATATCTCTATCAATACCTCTCACTCGTTTTGTTATCTTCTTCCATGGAGCAAACCAAAGGGACAAAGAAGAATAGAACTCAAGAGCATCACCTCCCGCTGTGGTCTTTGCTTTGAACGTTACACCCATCATTTGTCTAGTTTGTGATATGAGAATAAGCCCACTATTAGTCTTTCTCAAACGCCCTACAACTTTGCGTAAGTGTTCGGAATTCTTTTTAGCTTTGCCATCCGTTTGAGAGCCTTTCTCTTTTGTGCCATCTGCATGTGATTTTTTCTGTTCCTTAAACTTCTTTTGTTCTTGATTACTAGACAAGGCATCCATTGAATCCTCAACATAGAGGAATGGGGTTCCGTCGTTTAACAAGTCGTCCATGTTAAAATAGAACTCGTCTACTGTATCACATGGACAAGGACCATCATCATCTTCCATAGCAGGAAGAATCTCTTTAACATATCTACCAAAGAGTTTTTCCTTATCAAAAGAATCGCCACTTTCAGCATCATCATAATACTTTTCATATTTTTTAAAAGCAGGAATGGAAGCCGCCGTAGCCAAAGCAGTCAAAGCAATAAATGACTTGCCACTAGACTTATCCCCTACTAAGCGAATTACTTTGCCTAATTTAAACCCCCCTGCAACGAGACCGCTACAGAGAAGGTTCAAGACAGAGCAACCTGTGTTCCAATATCCAACAGTATGATTCATAATGATTAATCCCAGTCGGAAGAAGCTTCAAAACCTGTATCTAACTCTGATTTGTCCTTAGGTTCTTCCTTAGGTTCTTCCTTATTAGAGGTACGAGTGCGGCGAGTAGTAGTAACTCCTTTTTCCACTTTATCTTTTGGCTCTTCCTTGGGTTCTTCCCTAGGAGCACGACTACGGCGACGAGTAGATTCTTTTTTCTCTGCTGGAGCATCGTCCTCTTTTGGTTCTTCTTTCAGTTCAGGATTGTCGTCTGCTTCCTTGGCTGGTGTTCTTCCCCGACGACGAGTAGATGTTTTTTGCTCTCCTGTAGTTTCACCAGCAGGTCCTTCTTCCGCTCCGTAGAACAAAGCATATATTTCATCATAAGAAAGACAAGGCAAGCAATCATCAAGTTTTGGCGCTTCATCTACAATAGCCTCACCAAGAGCATCTTTCGCAGAATAAAAGTCTATTCTTCCAGCTACTACAAAATCATGCCCATCATAAGAATCCTTGTCAAAACGAACCTCAACATCCTGTCCTTCATCAGGAAGAGCAAAGCCAGCAACTTTTGGGTCCTTCGCAGAGGCTATTTCTTTTTCAAGAGCATCGGCAAAGTTCCGTTTAGAGAAATCAAATATCTCCAAATCGTCCTGTCCTTCTCTCAGGATAACCATTGCAACTTTACGAGAAGCACGGAGAGGGTCTGTTTTCTTTTCGGGAGCTCCAATATCAAACAGTCTTTTCCGTTCTTCACAAGTAGGACAAGGCAGCCCATAAGTGAAATTTGGACAAACAATGGTTACATTGTTCTCACCTATATTCCCGTGAGTTGCGTAAGGCCTCCGATAGGCAATTTCTCCAACACCAGGTACGCCATCATTGTCTGAGGCATCTGGGTGTCCTGTTTTTGTTACGACATAAGGAATAATACGAAATGTATGTTTTGCTTCCTTGTCTTTTGCTGGTCTCCAGATTTTAAAACCTTCAGGGACTTCAAGACCAAAAGTCTTAAATTCCGCCGAAGCTTTTTTTGCCTGTGTCATTGTTCTTTTTGCAAAACCTGCAAAGCGATTTGTTTTACCCATCTTACTAATCCTCCTTTTTAGGATTTAGTGCATTATGCACATTATTTCTTGTTCTGCGTTTACGAACTGTTTGTACTCCTTCTTCCGTGTCTCCTTTAGCTTTCGGTTCAGAGAAGTATTGTTGGGAATACAATGTAACGAGGTGCTCCAAAGCACGTCTTTTCACATCAAGAGCTTTTACCCAGCCCTCTACTTCACGACTGATTCCTTGTATTTGTAGTAAAGCACTTTTTCTTTTCTTGACACCAGGCTGTAAAGCGATGATTTGTTTGCCTGCTGTTTCCGTAAACTTATCAATACCATATGCCGCAGGATTAGCTCGTAAATCAGCATAGACTTCCGCTTCTTCTTTTTCGAGTTCCCATTTAGCGGCATCTGTTTCATTCCTTACTTCGGAGAACAGGTCGGCTACATCACAAGCAATGACTGCAATCCCTTCCCATTCTTCCTCAAGATTATATCGGTCGGTCTTGACCCATATTTTAATCTTTTCTTTGTACTCTTGGTACTTGCTCACTTAAAACCTCCGTTATTTTTTTGTATACACACTTGCAACGCTCAAACAAAGCCCTGCTTTAGCTGTATCATAGTAATTCTCCGAGAAACATTCGATTACATGACAAGAATATAGGTCACCTCTGCTAAGGAATACGGAAGTGGCATAACCTAGCACCGCTCGTCTTATTGATTCAGGTTCTCCTGTTATTCCCCTTAAAATTTCTCTAGCCTGTTTCAAAGTGCTTCCGTTCTTAAAGAGAATACGACACAGCCCCAAGCCTTGTGTTTCAACATCAACTGTTCCTTTGATAGCTTCTTCCATTTCAACTTCGTTGAGCCCTAAGATTTGATTCAAGAATACAAGAGCATTTCGGCAACTGCCTAAACAATCTCTTGCAATAATTTCTCCAATCTTTTCAGGAAGATGTGGATGCCCTTCTTTTACACAGATAGGATTAAGAAGTTTATGTACTATTTCCTTTTCACTTAATGGTGATACTTCAAAAACAGTACATCTGGAACGAACTGTAGGAATCAGTTTTCCTGGTTCTGTTGTTGCTAAAATAAAATAAGCATGGGGAGGGGGTTCTTCCAGCATTTTTAGCAAACAATTCTGTCCTGCTTTAGTGAGCATGTGAGCCTCATCAAAAAAGAAAACAGACACTTTACCTTTACGGGGCTTGTAGAAACTTTGTTTCCTCTTATCTCTCACCATGTCAATCCCACCCATATCAACAGAATCCATCTCCGAAAAGTCTGCTCTTGAGCAACCAAGCTTTCTTGCAACTATACGAGCAAGTGTTGTCTTGCCTCCCCCTGCAAGCCCTGTGAATAACAGAGCATGAGGGAAATTCTCCTTATTAGATAATAAAGATTTTACGGAAGAAACCACTCCAGAGTTCCCTATAAAAGTAGAGAAATCCTTAGGCCTGTGTTTTATTCTTAGTTCCGCCATCTTTTTTTCCTTTTTTGTTTTTTGTTTTTTCTTTCGGCTTGATATTCGATATAAATTTCTTAGCCATCTGATACCTCCTTATTCATTTGATAGAGTTATTTCTCCAACGTAGTCCATATATCGAGTATGAATGTTCCACGTTCCTGTAGAATCTCCTACTTTGTTACCAGCTTTATTTCTGTTTTCTGAATAAATAACAACACCTACGCCGTTCTTTCTTTCGTTTATCTCGTTATGTTCTTCTCCTGTCATTAAGATAAGCGTACCACTTTGCTCGTCCCGCATGAGTTTAGGATAAGGTTTTGTGTTTAGTTGTGTTGCTAATTCTCCCATTTTACCTTTAATCACCTAAAACCTCCGTTCTGTTAATTATTTTTAGCTCCGGCTTGTCCACTACTTCCGCTTTATCATCAATTAATCTTTTAGCAACATCACCTAAATCTGTTCCAATATCATTACAGAACAAAGCGAGGCAATATAAAACCTCTCCCACAAACGATTCTAGCATTTTTCCATCTTCTTTATTTCCTAGTCGTGTTCTCATTTCTTCTACATGAGAAAGAAGTCCCATAGATTGCTTGGCTATTCTATCTACTGAATAAACAATACTTTTGCTTGCCTCAGGACGAGGGAAATACTCCGATACAATAATTTGAAAAGTCTCCAAAGCATTTAAAGGATACATCAAAGTTGCCCCACAAAGGGAACAACAAAATGTCCCGTGAGGAGTAGTAATAAAATTCTCTGCTTGAACATCAATTACTAATTCGCCTACACTTTCTTTATGACAAGCACCACACTTCAACTTTTTGAACATACCACTCCTTTTAATAATGTTAGATTAGCTGTTAATAGCCCTGTTATGGTTTTACAAGATTCCTTTGTTGTATGCACCATGGTAAACATAAGAACATCAATACAAAAACAAGATATATGGAAAAGTAAATCTTCTTTTTCTTCAATATGAGGAGTGGAAGAATCAACTATCTTTTTAAGTCCCATAAGTAGTTTTTCGTCTGCCCCGTTGTCTTTCAGAATTTCTATTGTAAGGTCTGACCACTTTTTGAATCGTTTTTTATTGTTTATCATATTTCTCAAACCAATCCTTTTCATCCATCTTTTCGTGCCAGCTTCCTCCTGGCGGGGTTACCTCTGCTTCGACTTCAAGAGGGACTATAATCCAATCAAATTCTTCTGTCAGCTCTTTACTCATTATAGTTTTTGCTCTCTCTAAATAACGTGGCACATCTTCTACGGCGACATCGGCTAATATTGAATCGTGGACTTCTATTGGGAGCCAGGCATCCAATCCTTCTTTGTATGGACCACCTATACATTCCTTTTCAACTTCAATATAACCCCAGAGTAAACAATGGAAAGCATCACCTTGTATATCTATATTCACCGATTGATTTCTACTATACATTCCTGCATAGCGAAAGTTTGTTTTTGAAGTAAATTCACCTGTATTTAGATATTCTTCCCACTTATCAATTTTATATTGCTTGTATTCTGGAAAGAGATTCCAAAAATCCTTTTCAACTTGTTTGATATGATGGAAGAAAGTCCCTTTGCCTGTATCTACTTCTACAAGCCTCCCTCTGCCATCTTTTTGAATCTCTCCTTTGCGGTCTACACCTGCCTTGCGTAGCACTTCAAGGAGCTGGTCTTTGTATTTCTTCACCGTAGGGTCTTTCAAAGCTTTCCATATGTCTGGACCTACTTGTGCCCAGTAACTTCCATAGAACTCTGGGAATACAAATTTGTTCTTGGAGTAGTATCTCAAGCGTTTCATTAGTTTGGGCCACTTCTCTTTCCATTTATCCCAAAGACTTCTTGTCATAGCCCAAACACCTGCTCCCTGGTCTGTGTGCATATCGTAGTCATCCTTTAAATACTGAATCATTGTTTGGTCTTTGTGGTAGCAACAAGCAATACGAACTTCTAAGGACTTTTCGTCAATCTCAACTAAGCATCTGCCAGGAGTAGTCTTAATCAAGGAACGAATCATCTTGCCTTGTTCAGGGTCTCGTATAGGCATGTTTTGAAAATTAGGGTCAGTAGATGAGCCACGATAGGAGATTGCAGTATGGAGAGGAAACTCGGGGCGTATTCTTCCATCGTCATTAACCTCTCTTAGTATTCCTCCAAGAAAAGTGCTTGCTGTTGTTTGCCACTTTGTCCATTCTGCAAGTGCATCCGCCAAAGGGTGCTCCATTTCTTCAAGAGCTTCCTTGTCTGTACTTCTTTCTCCTGTCTCTGTTTTATGCAGAACAGGCATTTTTAATTTATCATACAGAACCCAAAGTTTATGAGTAGAACTACCACAATCAATTTTACCAAACTTCTTCTTCCAAGCCTTTCCTATTTTCTTGCTAAGTATAAGTTCTTCAATTTCCTTCATTCGTGTATTGCAGAAAGCCAAAGATTCCTCTGCTTTTTCTTTGTCAATCAAAACACCTCTTTGTCCTTGTCGAGCAAAGGCAAGTAAAGCTCTATGGAATAACTTGTAGGCTTCTATTCGTTCATTGTCCATTTCCTTCATTTGGTCAAAGCAAACAGCCAACTCAAGCATACTATCCACAGCATTGTATCGGAGCAGTTTGTTCTTAGGTGCTTTGTGTATTCTATTAAATCCATTTGCATCTTTGCCTACCAAGTATTGTTTCATATCGGAATCATAATCTTCCATTCCATATCTCAAGAATCCCTGTGTTTTAATTGAGCTTATACTTCCGCAGTTGTTTAAGATGTGAGCCGCAAGCATCGTATCCCAATACCAGCCTTGTACTTCTATTCCATATATGACTGAACTCCAAACATGCTCAAATCTCATATTTGAAGCCACTTTCTTGATTTTCTTTTCTTCTAATACTTTTTTAAGGTATGGGACAAATATTGGTTTCATAAAGAAAGCAAATCCTTCATCCACTCTTTCAGCAAACGAAACGGATACAACTTGGTGCCCTTTGTTATAAGGCTTTAATCCTGTTGTTTCATAGTCAAAAGCTAAGATTTTAGGCTTTCTATAATAAAGACTTTTGAGGTACTCTATGATTTCATTATCATCTTTGAGTATATGCACATTAGAGAAGTCTCTATATGCCCTAGAACTCCCTGCAAATTGCGAATCAATCACAGTTCTAATATCTTTACAGAAGTATAGATTTTGAGGGGTGTTTTTCTTGTTGTTTAAATACTCTGGAGAAACGACTGGACACACAAAAGTATCGTACTTGTGAAGTGGAATGTGCCACCCTCTCCACTTTTCAATTTCAAATTTAGTTTTCTTCCATCTGTCGCCTAAGACTGCAAACGTAGCTTGCCCTCCAAGAGTAATAACAGCTCTCGGTTTCAATCTGTCAATAACTTTATTTAGATTTGTACGACAAGCAGGAATAGCATCTTTATTTTTGTCGCCGTAGCAAATAGTAGCAGGGACGTACCAAAAGTCCTCTTCCAAGCTATATCCCATGTCTGCAAGAAATTCTGATAAGATGGAACCATAGTGGCTGTCGAGTAGTTCTCCACTCTCATCTTCCGTTTTAGATACTTTACTCCCAACGAGCAGTATCCTTTCTTTGCCTTGTCCTACAGCTTTAAACTTAGGGGACTTGCAAGAAAGATACCTCCCACATCTGGAGCAGGAAGAAGTGTGTTGCATTTTCCCTGAACTAGAAAGGAATCCCTTCCCCATTAGATTTCCTCGCTATCATCATCCATACGCATACACGCCATGTATTGATAGTCGTCTGTTTCAATTTTAACTGCCTTGTCACCAACAATTATGTCGGCTTCTATCTTTAAAGCGTCCAACACTATTTCACTTTCAATGTTGAATTTGAATGTCTCGGAACTTTTTACTTTGAATCGTTCTTTGTACCACCCTCCGTCGCCTTCTCCTATCAGCATCAGAGTTCCTTTACTCGCTTTGATTGTTATATACTCATCATTGCGGTTTTCCTTTGTGAAGATACGAGCGCCATCAATAGCATCTTTCATTTCCGGTGGTAGTTTAACAATGATTCCATCAAAATCAAAATGCTCATCGGCTACATCAAGTTCTTCCCGTTCGTCAATAGTACGAATTGCCATTATGACATCTTTCTTATTCTTAAAGAAAATCCAACCTTTGTCAATGTGAAGATGGGTTGGGTCCATTTCAGCTAAGATAGGAATATATCTTCCACAGATAAAGAAGCGAGGCATTCCTTCTTCTTTCAAGAAGTACCGCATTCCTTTAGTTTCGTCTCTCGCCATCACTACATCATTATCAACCAAGATATATTGGAACAGCTCGTTGGACAACGACTTGCCACAGCAGAAAGAAACAAAGCTCAAAATGGAAACAAAGTCCTCTTGCAGTTCTGCCCAATCTTCTGGAATGTCTAAGCTGTCAAAAGGTAAACGAATATCAGAAGTCAGAGGAACACCAGCTCTTGATTTGTCATTAGAAATAACAATCTCACCTTCTTCAACATTGACATTAACCATCTTAGTTCTGAATTGCTTTAGTACAGCAAAGAACTCTTCCGCTTTAACTGCCCCATCAAGTCCAGGAGCTATAGGATGAAAGACGGCTACCTCATCGTTGTAGGTGATGACCTTATCATCCTTGAACACAAAGCAGTTTGCTTGGTCCGTTACTTCACGTTTGGACAATCCTGGAAGAACTCCCTCCAATGTGTCTCTAAATTCTTTTTTGTTTACTTGCATTTGTTACGCTCCTTTATTAGTTTAAATACATAATCATCATCACCATCAGTAACAACAATTAATTTATAGATACCACCATCAATACATTCAGAAAAATTAATCATCCTTTCGCACGAAATAGAATCTCTTAATTCATTATCGTCCAACCAACCACATTGCTCACAGCCTGGACAAGATTTTCTCCGAAGCAAACGAAGTCTTGAATCTCGTCTAATTTCCCGATTATGTACATAATTGTATTCAGTATAACGGAACAACAATCCTTTGCACGAATCTCTTTCTTTTGCTGTTTTAATTAAAAAGTCCATTTTGTTTTCCTTTGTACTAAAATCTACAAGCTTTGATATATGATAGTGAGGACTCTGACAAATCAACGGCATTTCCTACTTTGTCCTTTGCATCTGCTAAATCCACTTTCTCACTCCCAGCTTTTAGAGCTATGCAACGAGCAGAACGTTTCCCATTCTCACTTCCTTTTAAGCAGTCTCCTGCCGAAATAAGAACTCCTTTATACTTACTTTCATAATCTCGAAAATGGCTTGATAGTTCAATCTGTCTCCCTGCTCCTGCTAAGTATATGTTTAATCCTATTTGTTCTGCAAATCTCATGTAATATTTTCCGTTAAAATCATATCGCTGGACATCATTATTGCACAGACCATTTTCAACTATAATTTCCTTGCCATCTTCAATGATACTTTTACCCATCTTAAAACCCTGTTCCTCAATAAAACTTAATATCATTTCCTTTTCAAGATGGGTGTATTTGTTAAAGTGGTCAGATTTGTTTCGAGCTTTGCCAGCCTCCGATACTGCAACAATGGAGGCTGGTTTTAGCAAGTCCCACTTACCATCTGTTCTTTTCGGTATGAGTATCTTTCCATAAGCTCCCAGCTTTACATACGAGGAGCTATCAACACTATACCAATTATATCTTTGCATCAATCTAAAACTTGTCATTGCAAATCCATGAGTTTTCCAAGGACCTTTGTCAATCTCTTTGAATACTTTGTCGCCAAAAGTAGTGTACTCATCTGCCGATATATGCTGACCCAATCCACCAATCCCAATATACTCATACTCGTCCATGTACTTGTGTAACCACTTTATATCTTCTCCAAAGTGATACACAGGAATAGGGTGTACTCCATATTCTTTTTCAATTCGCTTCTGGACATTCCAAGTTTCTTGAGGATTGAAGATAATATCAAGAGTAGCCAACACATCATAGAACTTACCGTACTTCTGTAAATATGTACAGTAGTTATGAAAAAACGTTTTGAAGTCGTCCTCTTCCATCCATTCATAAGTTGGTCGAGCTTTGCCTCTAATGTACTTGTTAAAGAACATATGGGCTCCACTATCAAGAAAGAGATTAAACTTCATATAGCTCTCCTAGCTTCGCTTCCATATTAGAAATGGCAATAGTACCATTGTACTCAAAAGCTTGTTGTTGTCCTTTTAAAGCATACTGGGCTCCTTCCCAAGTACCTCCATCATATATAAGCCCTTTGAGGGTCCTGTCAAGGTCTTTATAATCTGTGTATCTGAAAGTAGAGCTATACATTTCCTCATAGCTTAATTTGTCGGGGACTAGCGGAATACAACCTGCGAATACAGCTTCCTGCATTGCAATACCCCAAGTTTCCTGGTCTGCAAATGATAGAGCAATTTTACTTCTAGCCAAGAGATTGTAATACTCCTCTTTAGTCTTGCAAACATCTTTTGATTTAATCCACTGCCACCCTTCTCTTATTTCTGTAGGCATACGTTCTTTTAGATTGTCGAACAGAGCAGGATTCTTTTCAGGAGCAAGTCGGTGAGGAAATACAATTATGTTCTCCTTTGTAGGAGCTTCCAGTGCATCAGTTTCTTGTGGGAAAATAGGAAAAGGATTGACTACTATCTTCCTTTCATAGCAATCACCTAAATAGTTTGTTATTAGTTGTTTGTGAAAATTTGTGGCAACAAAAACTGTATCGTATATCTCAAACCAGCTTTTTTCTATATCCTTTGCCCAAAACCCACAACCACTCCTTGAGAGAAAATCATAAGTGTCCCATGTCCCAGCATGTAAGCAGCCTGCTATCTTGAAATTGATTTTGGCTGTATCTCTAATGTAAGCCAGCATTTCAATCCCAGGGAACCACAGGTCGTGAAAGAAGATAACATCACCATCTTTAATCAAACCACTATATAAAAAATTAACCAAAGATTGTAATTGATTTGCTTTATAATAATTAGTTCCAAAAGCATCCAAGAACTCTCCAGTCTGAATAGTAGAGGTGAGAGGTTTACCATAAATGAAGCCCCAATTTCTGTTATGCTTGTTTGAGTATTCTTTCCACCAATTAGTCCATTGAGTAGAGTATCTTTCCTCTAGTGGCTCAATAGGAACCATAAACATTCTATTCTTTTGCATTACACCACCTTTACTGAAAAGTCAAATATACCACAATAATAAAGAGAAACCCACAAACATCCGACAATAGCAGTAAACAGGATTCCTGCCGCTATACAATCCTGTTTGTGTTTCGATTCTTTTATTTGGTCTTGAAGTGCTTTTATCATAAAGGTGGAAGTCATCACAATATTAAGGATTAGAACTATTTTGAAAAAAATCATTTCTTTACTCCTCCTTTTAACTGTTTATGCTTCTTCGGGCTGTTCATTTTTCGCACTTCACAATAAGGACAAGGTACTTTCCTATTAGGAGCTATTTGATTTTCCTTTCTGTTCTTATCTTTGTACGAAAGATACCCTACCTTGTGCGGAGTTACTATGAATCCAGAACTACAACATTTTTTACATTTTGCTCTGTCTTGTTTTTGTCCACTTTTTCTTCTAATTATTAGTTTTTTAAGTGCCATTTTATTTTCCTTATTTTTCCATAATTAAATTTAATCTAGCCAACAAGGCTAAAAAGATATAAGTTTTTTCTTGAGGAATATTGTATCTATTCATTCTTAGCATAAAAGTAAGGACATTGGTGACACCCATATTCCTATCTATGCAGTCCGAGAACCTACCAAGCAATGAAGCAGGTAAATTATATACTCCCATCCAATAGACGATTGACCCACTCCCATGAGGCTCCGGAAAATCTTCTACTACAAATTTACTGTCCTTAAAAGACTGAGGAATAAATGATGGATACAATCTAATTCCATTTGGTGTTAAAATCTCGCCTTTCTGTTCAATATTATCATAAGCTTTAGTCCCAGGATATGGCAAGAAGAATTGCCCTAAGCCCCCAACTGTTCCATTTGTAATTACTCTAGGAGACATTTTCTCAGGTTTTTGTCCATATTTATTTAAAAATGTTCCCATTATATTTAAACTTTTAATTGTTTCGCCAGGAAAGAAAGTAATACAGAGGAACAGAATCTCAACACTTGAGTCCTTCATAATTTCTTTCAACCGTATGTAATCTTCTTCACCTTTCTTGCCCATCATTTTGTTTAAACTGACACTTTCAAGTCCTATTTCGAGCAATCGTACTCCTGCATTTTCAAGAGCTTCTACTCCGTACTCATCTATGAATGAAAGCACACCCCTCACAGTCCCTTGAATTATACTGTTAAAGTCATAGTCATTAAAAAATTTAAGCACTTCTGAGGCCCTGTGAATGTCTAAAAACAAATCTTCATCTATAAAGTGAATATTCGTTAAATTATGTATAGCATAGTATTTCACCTGTTCGTGTACTTGCCATAGTTCTAACTTAGCCATACAGTTCCTGGACCAAACAGGCACAGGACAAAATGTACAAGCATTTTGACAACCAAATGAAGTATAGAAAGGATACAGTTCATCACCACAATCCATATCTTTTATATGTCCGTCGCAATCACACATTGCTCTTAGATGGTGGGCTGTTTGTGCTTCATAGTTTACTTGGAAAAACTTCATTCCTTCTTCTATTTCTTTTGTACTAACATCATAAAAATCATAACCAGCTTCATCAATGATTGGTTTGTAGCCAAAGACATAAATTGGTTTTTTCTTTTCAGGAAGAACTACATTTACAAGAAAGCTTACTTGTCCCTCTTGTATTCTGCTTCCGAGAAAGACAAAGTATTCTTCCGCTTCGGGGAGTTCATTTGCTTTTGTAATTGCTTGATTCTCCACAAGATAATTATTATCATCAGCTCCTAAAAGTAGATAAGGCATATAAGATATACCTGCTCCGACGTAGTTTGCATTAGAAGTTATTATACACCGTTTGTACATTATTCAATCTCCTTTAATCCAAATTCATCTGTATTAATTAATTCAGCTTCATTTTCACCATCTTCGGAAACAATCACCCTACAAGCTTTCATTTGTCTCATTAGAATATCAGCTATTTCCTCACAACTCGTTTCATCTTCACCACGCATATAATTTTTCATTTTATCAAGAGCTTCTTGGAGTTTTCGCTTCTGCTGAAAAAACTCCAAATCTCTATTATTGTGAGACACCAACCAAGATACCTTTACTTTAAATAAATGTCTATGTCTGTTCCGCAGAAAAGCAACATCATTAGGAGCATCCGCCCATTTGTGAAAGCCAACAAACTCGCCACTTATTGTAATGAATCGCTTAATCATTTCTTTTCCTCTAGAGGCTCAAACATTGCAGAAGAAAAACTCCATGGCTTACTCGTACCTTCTAGTTTGAAAAATTCAATTACTTTGTTTCTATGAATACCACTTCCTGTATGTTCAGTAACAAAACAATTAGTAAGGTTTTTTAAATCCAGTTTCATTCCCTTATTTAAAGTAACCCCGCCATACTCTCTTCCACCTCTCAGATGTTTACGAGGAATTAGTTTTGTTCCAACAGGGTATTTTTGGTCTTTCTCTTCCACAACAACCTCCTATTTGATTAAACTTAAAAATTCTTGCCGTGCTGTAGCATCCTCTTTAAACACACCCCTTAAAGAAGAAGTTACCATAATGGAGTTTTGTTTTTTCACTCCTCTTGAGGTCATGCAAAAATGCTGTGCTTGAATTATACAAGCCGCTCCTTTAGCATCAAGGTATCTCATTATTGCATCTGTTACTTGGATACCTATCCTTTCTTGTATTTGTGCCCGACGTGAGTAAGCTTCCAGTACTCTTGCCAGTTTGCTTATTCCTACTACTTGTTTATTTGGGATATAGGCAATATGTGCTTTTCCAAAAAAGGGTAACAGATGATGTTCACACGTGGAAAACATTTCAATATCTTTTAGGACTACAATTTCATCACAAGCACCATCACTAAAAGTTTTAAAAAGCTTAAATACATCAATTTTGTATCCAGCATAAAGTTCATTCCAAGATTTAACAACTCTTGCAGGAGTTTCGAGTAATCCTTCTCTTTCTGTATTCTCTCCAATGTATTTGAGTTGCTTTTTTACTGTATCAAGTATTTCCTGATTCATTGTTCTGCTTCCTTATAAAGTGAGAAAGCTCTCCCACTGGCCTTTTAATTGCAAATTGGGGGAGAGTATAGAAGAAGCCAGTGGGAGAGCAAGGTATTATTTAGTTGCTTTTCTTGGCCCAACATTTGTAGGCTTTGGCACGTTTCTTGCACCATTTCTTGAAAGCTTCGTCCGTATCTTCAATTTTACTTGCAGACACCAAAGCTTCACGTTCGCCAGCGTAAATTTCAATATACGCTTTGTCCCATTCTTCCGCTGAGGCTTCTTTTGCAAAAAGCTCTTTCGCCACAGAATGTTTGTTAGGACCAGTTGATTTTGGTGAAGCAGTCTTTTTGACTTTCTTCACTTTGTCAGGAAGAGGAATTTCCAGAGCATTGAATATGGCAATGTCCTTTTTGTCAAAACAAGTAAGCTCTTTCAAGTCCGCTTCTGAAAGACCAATTCCGAAATGCTCAGGGTCAGTTCCCCCGCCGTTGTTTGCAGGGTCAAGTTCCAATTTCATGTCGGCAATCAGTACAGAATCTTCGACCGTGGTGTCAAATTCAGCACTTAATCCGAGTACATCAAAAACTTTCTTTGCAAAAACTTTCAGGGTTTTGGAATCAACTGCAGGACTTGCAGGAGCTTTTTCTGCTTTTGGTTCAGCAGTCGCTTCTTCCTTTGGAGCTTTAGCTTTCGCTTTAGTTCCACCACTTTTTTCAGCAATCAGCTTTTCCAAAACTTCGGCTTTCTTCCCAACGGGGTTGATTCCAAGTTCTTTTGCTTCTGCTCTTAATTCTTTGTACGAGGCCATTTGTCTGTCTCCTTGTTTGGGGTTTTTACATTTTTCTTGTTCTCGTAACTTCTATACTGTATCATAGAGACGGAGTAAGCTAATTCCCGTCATTTCTGAAAACTATTTAATATTATATTTATTTAGCTCTTTCATTTCCCCATAACATAACATGCAATCTTGGAAGTATTCTTACTCCATTTAAAGGGAATGTGTGGTCCTTCGATATTTTGTCTACTAATTCTTTGTAGTTGCTTTTATGACTAGTACTGTCTGGTTCGTTATCATCCATAGGAGTAACGATAAAGGAACAATGAACACCTTTGCTCTGAAAGAATTGTATTTGGTTTTTAGCTACATTATAACTAAAATCATCTTTCACAAGGAACTTTATTTCATCTTGTGGTCGAATTAAATCTAATGGAATAATGAACGGTATCTTTTCTCTTGGGTCTTTAAAGTCTAAAGAATTTATAGAGGAGTTGGTTAATATGTGTTTTGTTTTTTCAGAATATATACCACCACTCAACTGTATGGTTATGTTTGAATCATATCTGCTTTTAAGATAAGCCATAAGATATTTTATTCTTGATGGGTACCAATCTGGCGACCCTCCAGTTATTTCTATATGTTTTGTGTATTTGATTTCCTCTATAACATTAGGGAAAGAAACGGCTGATTTGCTGGTTTTCTCTTGTTTGCATCCTTGGCTGTAAGAACTATCACAATAAGAACAATGAAATGGGCACCCTTTTATACGGACAAATGTTTTCCATTGTCCAGAGCTTATTCCCTCTCCTTCAATACTTTCAAAAATATCACTTATAGGTAAAGTCTTTGAACCATAAAGTTTATCCGTTTTAGTGTATTGGTCAGTAGCTCTTTGTTTCTTAAAGTGGTGTAGGCTATATAAACTCATCTTGTAACAGCAGATGTAAATAGAATTTGCTGTGCATGTATGGCTCTTGTACGTTCTATCTATCCCAACATTTGTGAATTTATATTTTGGTTCTTCTGTAACCCACCCACCTATATTCATTTTATCTAAATACTTCTTAATAAAAAGATGGAATGTTATATCATTATTTACAAAGAATATTGTGGCGTTTCCAGTAGCTTTTTCTATATCAATATTGCCATCGCTGTCAATAAGACCAGCAAATACATTCCAAAATTCTGTATCTGTTAAATTCAATTCTAATACCTTCTTTTTCCATTTGTGAAATAAAGTAACAATCTCCATGCCTTCGTAAAAAAGAGTAGTGTGGGAGCTATCGGTGTGGTTGTATCTCAATTCCAGTCTTGTCGCTATTTCCTCTATCTCCTCTTTTTCCGTAGTGTTCCTGCTTATCTGTAAGCTGTTCCCTGTCTTAGCCCCGTCTCCTAGCCAACGACCAAACACATAATAAAGAAAAGGATTTATATTTTTTTCATCTATCATAGTTCCTCCTTAAACATTCTATCCTGGCATTTTTGGCACATACCAGATATTTCAAATTCTCTTTTATTTAGCTCATCTTTAAACTTGATAGCTTTTCCATTACATACAGAACAAACCTTCTTTTTCTTTGACATTCTTCCTTCCTTTTTTACGAAGGCATCCACAACTTTTAGTATGCCCTCTGGTTAAATTATCACGGGCAACTTGAACTATTTTGCCACATTCACATTCACACGTCCAATGAGAAGTACGCCTAGTATCTACCCAACATCTCTCAATGACCAGTAACCTACCAAACTTCTCTTTTGCTAGATTCCATTTGTGTTCTCTTTTCATTTGACAAGACCTTGGTTTTCCTTTATTTTAAAAATGGTGGAGCCACTGAGATTCGAACCCAGGACATCCTGCTTGCAGGGCAGGTGCTCTATCCAACTGAGCTATGACCCCATTTAAAATTAAAATAGTTTGGTTGCCAGCATTTAGGAGTTTGCATGGTGTCCCTGTCGCAGATGCCGAATACCTATCCCATGATTATTATTGCGACATCACAACCAAACTAAAATTTATTTATTATTCTGAATACTCCGCCCATCCTGTCGCTGTTTCATGTATGCGAATGATAAGCTTTTGCATTGATGGAACTAAGTTTATCCGTTCTATCGTTTTCTTTATTTCTTGATACAAATCCTTTGCCATATTTTCTGCGGTAGGATTATAATCCACCCTGATACAAGTAAGCTTTATTTTATCCTCTGCGTGTAAAACTGTTTCGTGGTCAAATACTCCTATATGATATCCTATTTTCTCTTTTAGCAATTTAAAATCAACTACCATACCATCAGCATTAAGCTCTGTAGCAGAAATAAAAACCTCAACCAAGTACCGATGCCCATGTAAATTCTGACAGGGCTTTGTATAACTGCTCATCAATCTGTGAGCTCCTTCAAATTTAAAAGTTTTCCGTATGGTATACATTATTTTATCTCCGTTATTGTTACGCTGTTTACTAAAGAACAAATACGAACTCCTGTTCCTTTCTTCTTTCTTTTGTATAATAGAACAGGCTCAAGTTTAAATTCATGGACTTCCTTTATTCTCTCGGGCAGTTCTGCAAAGCTGATGTATACTTCTTGCAATCCAGGAACAGCAAAACCTATTATCTTATCTGGAAAGTCTTTTTGTAGAGGCTTCTCTTTGCTTACATGTCCTTCTGCATCACAATAGTAAGGATAAGGCAAAGCCCCAGGAACAGATATAAGACCTTTAGAGGTTTTTACAATCCTGTTTTTTTGTTCTGCTGGTTGAATTTTGTATTTAATCTCCATCTTCTTTCTCCGTATGTCTTTCGCTAAATGAATCCATCCAATAGCCAACTACTGCTGAAACTTCCTTTTTGTCTAGTTCTGGAAATTCCTTCCGCACATAACTACCTGCACCAAACATATTACATAGTCCTGATTCTCGAAGTTCATCTAAAAACTCTAAATGCTCTTCCGTTACAACTGTTGGTCTTTCAATAGCCATTATGCCACCTTCTCCAACGCTTTGTCGATGTTAACCAAAGACTTCTTCAAATCATTGTTGCCTTTACCAAACAGAATATTGAAACCTCTGTCTTTTATTCTGTTGCCACCTTGTACATGTTCAATGTATTCTGATGTAGCATGAAACGCACCATAAGCAGTATTCTTGATACCAAGCTCTTTATGCCCACTTGCTCCATCAAATAACATCTTACTTAAATCTTCCCGGTTGTTTTCTGCAATCGTCTTAGCCTTCCCTTCATCAACAACAACAGGGAAACAGATTTTAGCATAGAGTTCCAATTGATTGTCAGTCATTTTCACGTCCAACATCTTTTTGAGGTTCTCTTTCATTGTCAAGAAATTGTCCACCGATTCTTGGTAGATACCTTGTATGGCTTCATACGTTGGAAGCATATTGATATTGTGCAGGATTCGTGAGGAGATTCCTTCTTTCTTTCCTTCAAGCAAAGCAGACTTTAAAGTATTAGTACACCACACCCGAATAGATGTAGGAGTAATGATGTTAGCTGTTTTTCCATTGTGCGACCAGCTGAACAATAAGAACTGTTTGTAAATGTCGCCAGGGATTACTTCCATTTCTTCTTGCTTTAATAAGCTGTAGCAGATTTCACCACCTTTAAAGCAGCCTTCTGTTTCTTTGCTCCAAAATCCTGTATCAGTTAGTTCGTTGACCCACTCCTTTGCCTTTTCATTTGGAAAGACTTGGTAGCGGTCTTTTACATCTCCGAGAAATGCTCCAGTATCTGTTCTGACAATAGCAGACTTAGGAGCAAAGCGCGGACGATTCTCTCCGGGGATTCGATAAGACATTCTTACTTTTTCCACATCCCAATCAAGATTGCTGTCAGGCATGATTGACCAACTTCTTCTTTCGATTGTCATTTTAGATTCCCTCACTTTAAAACATTAAATTCTTTTTCTTTATTGCTTATACTCTATTATAGAAAAGGAGAGTTCTAATATCAGAGCTTTTGTAAAAATAATTAAAAGAAAGTTGTGGACCAAAAAAAGACCCTTCCCGACAGCCAGTACAAGAAGAGCCAAACCTTTTAAGGTTGTAGTTTGCATTATTAGTATAATACATTAAACTAGAAAAGTCAACCTTCCACAAAAGAAATTTGACATTTTCTTAGGAATGAACTATAATAGAAAGATACAGCTAGAAAGACATCACAAATTTTCTAGTTCTTGGGCGGTAATTCAATCAGGTTACTTCGGTAAGTTATTTTGCTAGTAAATTGTTTGCACTTGAAGAACTCTCCGTTTCAGCAAAAGACAGGAGGCAAACAGCCAGGCTGACGAGTTGACAATACGAGTCCTTAATACAGCCCAACGGGACATTTTGATTATTCAAAAAAGTGTTGGTAAAGGTGAAAGTCCTTTAAGTTTTGAATCCTGAGGTCAAGGAAATAAAACAAATCAATGGTGATTGCTTCACCAAATTGTCGCAGGGACAAACACAACCATATGGCGGAACGCTCTCTTTAGCGGTAAAGAGAAAAACAACTAATGACAGATAGTTGGCGAGCTTAAACAAAGTAAGTGAGAAAGGCCCGACTTAGTACCACTGTTTAAGACTATATGGCGCAGATTTTAACTGAAAAACTTAGATGGTATAAGTTTGATAGGTTAGAGTTTCGTTCCTTCAGTTAGGAAATAAAACAAATAAATAGATATACTATAGTAATGTAGTGTATTAGGAATTACTCATCATTAGTAGGTGCTACAAATTCTTTTCTCCAATAACTATCAACATGAAAGTTACCAACATTCAGATTTTGTAAACAAACCGCTTGCCTATAAGGGTCATAACTGCCGTCCCTGTCGAGAAAGACATTTACCCGAATCAACTTCTTCCTTTTTTCCTCATTACTTTGCATGATGCCAATAGCCGAAGTAACATGGTCCCACTTCATTCGTGTCTCCGAGAAATTTTCTGTTGTAATTGTTTCGTCTTTCATTGCTTTTGAATCGCCCTGTGTCCCTGCACAGAAGCACAAATCGAACTCTAAAGAGATAGAACGAGCTACAGCCCACTTCTCTGCTTCCGCTTCTCTAATCGCTTTATTTTCACTACAAGCCTTTGCTATATCTAACTAGTCAAATACAATTAAGTCAGGAATCCAGCCTTCTTCCCTCCACATTAACAAGATACTAAACAAATCCCCCATAGTGAAAGACTTAGTAGGATAAGATAATTGGCGAAACTCTCTGCCTTTAGTACGGAATTTGAAAATCTTTTGAGAGAGTAAAATGTCGTCTGTGGTGAGGGGTTCGTTGTAGCTCTCTTTTATATAGAATGGAGCACCTGTGAAGTCGCTATGAAGTTTAGCACAACGGGTACATGGTTCATAGTCTGTTGTATCAATATCATCAAGAAGCTCATTGCTAGATAAATTTACAATAGGAAAGCCAATGGATTTTCGTTTACTTCTCATACATTCGTTCCGCTGATTGTTTAAGCAATCCATAATTGGAACAGTAAACTCACCACATTGAAAAGACTTAGAGGGTTTTCTCGCCATCCAAGTAAACAATCTTTCAAGCTGTTGAGCTTCGCTCAAGTCTCCTCCTTGTACAAGCAATACATTTTTTCTTGCCATTGTCCCCCTCATGTTTACTTCATCAAGAAGAAAAGTTTTACCAATCTTAGCTTTTCCCATGATTGCCACAAATGTCGATGGGCGAAACAAAGGACTAATCAGTTCACCCAAAGCCCCTTTCATGTGTATAAAACCTGGTTGGTTTGCCTTCATTATCTTACTTGCAATATCAGTATCCTCAAAAGGACGAATAAGAGGCAAATCTTTTACCGACTTTGTGGCTTCTTTTTGCTTTTGGATTAGCTCGTTGGCATATTCTACATCTTCTTGCTCAAGAGCCTCTGCCAATTCAGTTTTAAACTTCTGCAAATCTTTAATGGAGCCAACTTGAATTGCTCTATCCACAAGATAGTCAACATTCAGCTCCTCACTTCTTTCAATGTCCTCTTTGTTTAAGCAACCAAGAATATCCTCAATCAATTCCAAGTAATCTTCGTGTATTTCCTTTGACCTTAGGGCTTCATTGTATATGTCCTCAATGTGAATACCAGGAGCTTCTGAATATTCATCGTAAAAATCAAAACACCAATTAGCAATGACAGAAGCAAATCCCTCACGGAACAAACCAAACGTTGCCTCTTTCTCATATACTTTCTTGAGGAACTCTGTATTGGTTATAAGAGCCGTCAATATCTGTTTGATTTCGCCAGCATCTTTTGTAGTTCTAGTTATTTTCATGTGAGTTCCAATTTAGTATTCATATCTAAACTTCTTCGAGCAATTCGAGATTCAAGTTCCTCGTCCTTGCAGTTAGTTGTCAGGGTCGTGTAGAGATTGTTGCTGTATCTATAATTCAAAATCATGTAAAGTTGCTCACAAGCCCACTCTGTGCTTTTTTCAGTCCCTACATCATCTAATATAATACGTTCAGCATGACAAACCTTTACAAATAAATTTCTCAATGGGTGTGTATTGTATTCTTGGCGTATTTCATCAAGCAAAGCAGGTGTATTGTAAAAGAATATTTCTTTGCCTTGTTGTATAAAGTCATTAGCAATAGCACAAGCAAGGTGAGTTTTTCCAGTCCCAACTTTCCCTGTAATATGCAGTCCTTGATTAGGGAGAACTAAGTCCCCTATTTGGATATTGAAGTCCCCTAAATTTGCTTTCAAATATCGTTCAGGAATGCCAGCGTTCTTTTGAAGTATTCTAGCGTTTTTCTCAAAGTCCATATCCTTATTTTTAGCAAGAACGCTCACCGTGCATAAATCACATATTCTCCAATCCTTATATGTTTCATTCCAAACACAAGGCCATTCTTTGCAAATAGGACAAATTGGTCCGTTTTTCATGTCAAATCCCCCTTGCTGATTCTAGTTCATCTATTAAATCATCAAAGTAATCCAAAGCTTCTGTCAAATGCTCCACAGCTTCTTCTCCTCTTTTATATCGTTGAAAGTGTATTTTATTCTTAGGTACTTTTCCAAAATAGACATCACGTTCTTTTGTTCCAAGAATACCTATCTCCTGCTCCGCGTCCCTCAGTATATCTATGAGTTTTGTAAGTTTGCTGTTTTCACAAATATTCATAACCCTACTCCTTACATATATATTTTGTGATTTGGGTCATAACAGTTTATACATATTTCCCAGCTATTATCAGGTTTCTTTTTGCCAAAATATAATTCTTTTATTTTACTATTACATATTGGGCAATAAAACACCCTTTCCCTTCTTTTTGCTTGTATCCGTTGTATCATTATTTGCTCCTGTGTAAGTAGTCATTTTTTACAGTATACGACGGTTTGTTCTTTGTCAATTTTTTTATTTGGTCTGGGTCAGAGACACCAAAGGTCTTTTTCTTTTCAAGCATAAAATCATAAAATCCTTCTTTAATCTTTGCAATCGTTTTATTATCTCGGAACACAAAATTGAAGTTGAACCAAGACTGCTTTACTAATTTTTGGTTGGCATCAATTAAAGTAAAGAGTTCCTCCCATTTCTTTCTGCTTGGCATGTCCCGTAGTCTGCACCGAATCATAGTTTGCCTTTCAGAAGATAAAGACTGAACTTTCTTTATTCCATCAATGGTATTCCACATTGAAAGTATAGATTCCATTTGCTTGTTCATTTTACATTCTCCGTTATTTGTTCCTTCAATTCTCCTGCTTGTTCAAGTGTCAATGCTCCTGCATCTTTGAACCACTCATCTTCTACAGTTATTATTTCAGTATGACCTGGGAACATGTAAAGCTCGTCCCGTAGCTTTTCCGCTCTTTCCTTTTCTTTCTTTCCCTTATCAAACAATATAAATCGGTATTTCTTTTGGAGCATCAATTTAATCTGCTTCTTAGTAAATCCTAATCCGCAGACTGCCACACAACTATCTCCCATCTTCATCGCATCAAGTGGTCCTTCAACAATGATAATATAATCTTCTTGTACTGCGTTATCCCAGTTGAACAAAATGTCCTTGTGATGCACAAGCTCCTCATCTAGTCCCGCAGAAATGTACCTTTCCTCAACATCTTTCCCTGTTGCTCTTGTTGTCCAAGATACTATTTCTTCCTGATAAATAATTGGTATGAATATTCTATGAGACAACTTTCCACAATAGTCTGTCCCTTGCAGTTGATACTTTTCCACCAAGTGCTTTACGTCGTGAAATCCTCTGTTATATAGATATTCCTGCTGTCTGTCAGTAAGAGCTATTAAGTTATCAGGCAGAATAAGCTTTTTGTTCTGCTCTCTTGCTTTTTGTGCAAGAGTTTTGTGTGTTGTATACTTCTGATACACAGATTTGATACTAGGGCCTTTACGTCCCAGCAAAGCTTTGAGTAGCTTTGTCTTAGTGTGTCTGCCACACTTCCAACAAGAGTATGTATCTGAAACAAGATTAAAAGCTCCGTGTAGACCGTCATCTCCACCAAAAGGACAATCAATTTGTATCCAATCTTCTCTATTGGTTGCCCTGTTATGCTCAATTCCATAGTCTATACAGAACTGTTCAAAGTCAAACCGTTCCTTACTTCGTTTCCTTCTCTGCCTCATGCTTCTCCCATACTTCTGTGAAGAGGTTGGTTATCAGCTTTTTTAGTCCTATGTTTGATTCACAAGCCACAACTTTCATTTTGATTCGGAGTTCAGAGCTAAAATTTTGAATACCAAAGAAACTACTTTGATTAAGTAAAGCCCCACTTTCAATTTCTTTTCGAGACTCCTTTGCTCTATTTTCGTAGGACTTTACTTTATCTTTAGGTAGTTTATAGTCTACTTTACCTTCCCGTGTAGGGCTGCCTGCTATGATTCTTCTGCGTTCTCTTGTCATAAACTCTTCTCCTTTTATTTAATACAGTAGTAATATTTACTACAATAGTGGTATATAAGAGCAAGAGCACCAATAGTAATAAGAACTCTTATGAGGGTTCTTTTTATCCGTGCATCTAACTCACATTGTTTGTTGTACTCGTCCACACGCTCATTGAACTCGTCTATGTCCAAGTTATCAACATCAACATGTCCGTTAAGTTCTTTTAGTATGCAACGTGCTTGGGAGCAAACAGTATCTCCTTTCTCTGTGAATCTCCCACAATACTTACATTTCCATTTGTTACCTATCCGTTGCCTCCTTTAGTAACTTTGTATAAACTCTCTCATTTCGCGGAAAGTCATGTCGATTACATGCCTTGTCCAATTTAAACTTTTTAGGTAATCCTTCAATGCTCTCCCCAGCTCTCTCTTTCCTTTTTCAGTTCCTTTGAAGATAAGCTGAGGTTGTTCCTTAATTACTCTGTAAATCTTTCTCGCCTGTGCTGACAGATGAGCCATGTCCGAATACTCAAAGCTTTTCTTTTCTTCTCTGTGTAAAGTCTCAGGAAGTTCATCATCATCTAAGAACACCAACCTTTTTTCTCTTTTTTGTAAAGCAATATAATGATTCTGCAATACCTTATAAAAGAACGTTGAAAATTTACTATAATCCGGTTCCCACTTATCTAAAGCATGGTACATCATAATAAGGCCTTCTGACCTGAGGTCTTCAAATCTGTGTGGGTCATTGTACGAGAATTGATGAGCCAGTTTAAAAATTAGTTTTTTATGTTTTTCATAGCTCTCCAAAAACATCTGCTCTTGTGTCATTTTGTGTTCCCTCGTTGTAAAGTTTTAAATCTCTACTTATACTATACAACGTCAAAAACTTTATTCAAGTCTTTTTTGTATAAATATTCAAATTTCTTTTTTACACATCTTATAAAGTTCGGTGAGCAGTTCTACCTTATCAGCTACTTTCCCATCAAGTAGTGCCAGGAATACTTTTCTCTTATCGTCAATAATTTTAATCAATTTGGATTCTACAGTACCTTCGCCATAGGTATAAAAGACATTCAAGCTATTACTGGTTTGTCCTATGCGATGAAGTCTGTCCTGTACTTGGTCAACTTCCCCAGGAGTGAAAGGAAAATCAACATAGAGAATATTACTACAATGCCTTTGCAGACCGTCTACTCCTGTTCCCATTGCTCCTATACTACCAAACATTAATTGAGCCCCGTCTTTGCTCCCAAAGCTGTCTATACAATCTTGCCTCTTTCTTCCTGTTACATCACCATTGACAAGAACAGCTTCCTCTCCAAAGTGTTTAGCCATATTGATTAAAGGGTCTCTATGAAAACCAACTACAAGCAACTTCTCCCCACTTTCTAAGAACAAGTCAATCCACTTTCTTATGTTCGTGGTTTTACCAATAGCAGTAACCTTCTTGAGTTTTGCCATTTCAGCACCTCTCATGGCTTTAATTCCCTCAGTCGCCAATTTATTTAGAAAGTCTGCTTTCACTCTTGCATACTCGTCCTTGTTGTCAATCTCAATAGGAAGAAAGCTGAACTGCTTAGGAGGAAGCTGAACACCAACGTTCTTCTTCAATCTCCGCAACATGATGGTACTTGTGAGGATTTTGTGTAGCTCTTTAGTGTTGGATGCCCCTTTGTATTCAAGCTTCCCTGTGAACCCTCGCTTTGGTCCACAATAGCGGTGCATGAAGTAGTGCTTGCTTTTGAACAGCCCAGGAGCAAGAAGTTGTATTGTAGGCCAAAACTGTGAAGTGTAAGAAGTAATGGGAGTTCCCGACAGAGCAATCTTATATGGTATATCTTCAATTACATCTTTGGAAGCTATGGTTGTTTTAGTATCAGGGTTGCCTATTCGTTGGCACTCATCAAATATAACCGTATTAAATTCTCTATCATAAAGAACGTCCACCCAATCTTTCATAATTTCATAATTGATTATAACTATCTTTTTAGTTTTAATCTTATTCCTGTCGGCGAGACTAGGAGTTCTGCCATTTAGAATCATAATATTTGCTGTTGGGCTTAACCATTTGTGTAGCTCTCTCTCCCAGCCTAGTTTAACAGAACCCGGACAAATGATAAGACAAGGGGGATTAGGACTAAGTTTCATATAGCCAATAGCCTGTAGGCTTTTCCCAAGACCCATCTCATCTGCCAATATGATATTAGCTTCTTTCTCTACTATCCAAGCAACTCCTTCCTTCTGAAAAGGATATGCGCCAGGAGTTCCTTTGTCTATTCTGTCAGATACAACAATCTCCATAGGACTTTCGTCTGCTTGAGGGGCAAGATTAAATCCTATGTACTCCAAGTCTTTCATGTTTGAAGAAGTCAGAGGCACCCGCCAGGTATCTTTAGTTTTCTTAGCTCCCGTGAGTATCTCAATACTTTGGTCAATTTGTTCATCATAAGGAAAAGTAAGATAGATACTCCGTTCCTTGATTTCAATGTTGGCATCAATGTTTACCATTCTTTCTCCTTGATTGGTTTCTATTATGTTTTCTTTTTCTTAGTTTATCCATAGGAAATGTATGGTGGTTATCCTTAAACCAAGTAGATTGAGAAAAGAAACTCATTTTAGCAATCGTGGCTCCAGCGACGATTGCCATCATTCTATAAGCTAATCCTACTCCACCCATTATCCCATCTCCTGTTTTATTTCCTCATATAGAGGATGATTAATTATAAACGTTTCCAGTTCTTCTTCGTCAACTCCCAGCAACCATAAATCATTGTACAGCTTGCATACGTTCACCAAGCTCTTGCCCCAAAGCTCTCCGTCTATTCTTTCCGCCCACCAAAGGTCATTTGAGTTTTTAGGATTAGCAAACCTCAACATAAAGCAAAACGACCGAGTCCGTGGATAATAGAAACATATTTTATTAACCTTGTATATTCCTGGTATAGGCCTCTTTCTATGCACTAAATATGTAATAGGCCACGCCTCAAAGAATTTCCTTGATATGTCAGAAAGCAAGGCACAGCACTTATACATCAATTCAATATCTCGTCCCGCGGCATATTTAATCTTAACAGTAACAGTCCCTATCCTCTTTCTTACAAAATGAGAACTAGGTCCTGTCCACTCATCAGGGAACTTAGTTAGTGGTTTGAACTCCTGCTCTGATTGAAATTCGCTGTCCACTATCAAGTCCTTCCTGACGAGCCTGTTGACTTCTCGTAATCGTTTTAGTCTTAGTCCTCGATGGACGTAACGCCAAATTGTTCTTGACCCACTCATCAACTGCTCCTTTTCGTTTCAACACTAAACCATATTCTTGTTCGTGTTCTTCATAGTATTGATTTAGCTCCGTTTCTACTTTTTTACCTACTGCTAAGGCACAACCCTCAAGCCACGATATTCTGAACATTCGTTTTCTGTTGTTTGGAAGCCTGTGGTAATTAATATCAGCTTCTTTGTTATTTTTCCTAACAAACCATTCCTTCCAAATTGAATTGACAAGATGATGAAAGTAGTATTCCACTTGTTCCGTATCTTCTGTGTGCCCAACGAGTTTCATTTTATGAACCCACCCGGGACGGGGGTATTGTCGAGTTCTAAAAGTAATGGACACAACATCAAATGCCTCCGATACCCCAGCAAGTACATATTTCTCCCAATTTGCCAATGGAGTCTTTTTAGGATTTTCAATAAATATGTACTTAATATCCGATGTCTTCTTAACTTTCACCTCGTCAAGAGAAATGTCATGTTCCAACATGAATTTTCTAGCCTTAACTAGACTTGCCATCGCTTCATGCTTGTTTGGGTTGTCTGCAAGCCTTAGAAGCTTCTCAACCTTTTTAACTGCTTTATCCTTTGCCGTCATTTTAACTCCCTCATGATTAAAAATTTACTATCTATAAGATACAATATGTTTCTTTATTATATTATAGAAAAGGAGAGTGCTAAAATCAGAACAAATTAGAAAATAATCAAAAGAAATTTGTAGGTTGTATTCTTTGAGAATTGAGTTGAGTTGGATTCATATTGAAAAAGGAAGCCCCGTAGCCCCACAAAGATTTCCCTTTAGCTAATTAACGATGGTTCCCGCCGCCTTCTTCCGCAAAGCCTTTAGAAGTACTTGCTTTTCTTCTGTATCCATATCCGCTAAATTTAGTTTGAAGTTGTTTTGAATATTTGTTTGTGAGCCAATCACCGCTGCCTTACTACTGCCAGCTCCATTTCCTTTTCCACCTGTCGGGTCAAAGAAAGCCATTTTAGTTTTGATTACCTCCAATGCTACACGATAGTCCGCATCATGTACACACTTTCCATATAAGTCCTCCAACTGCATATAAGCTTTGCCTAATTCCTTTTTAACATCTTTTCTAACAATTTCAAATAAATATCTGTCCGCTTCATTCACAATATTATTTAATGTAGCATCGTCCATTCCCCATTCAACAATCTCCTTGTCCTGTCGTATTTGTGATGAATTTTTACCAAGCAGGATAAGACTGATTATTGTGTCCACTTTGTTTTGTAGTAAGTTTCTTGGAGTAGGAGCCGAATCTTCATATTCTCTCTTTTCCGTATGTTCTTCTATGGCTCTTCTTTGTCGTTGCCTAGTCATTGTCAGTATTCCTGTTTTGTTTCTCTGTCCTATAATATACAAGCAAGAGCATGAAAAAGCAAATTTAAGGAATCCTTTGTATTCAAATTGATACCCCTTTTGAGTATAAGCTAAAAACGATTTTAAGCAACTTTAAGAGCTATTTGAGCAGTTCTTTACTATTATAGCACTATTGAATCCGCTCTACTCACAAGTGCTTTGAATTGCTTTATTTGCTGTATTCAACTATAGAAAACATGATGCAAGAGCTTGAAAAACTTTATTTAAGTTTTTTTGCTTTAACGCTTGTTTTTATCGCTTTTAAGCTGTATAATATATATATAGTTTAATACTCTACTGTACAGTATATAAAAATTGTACAGTTCTTAAAAATCTGTTTCATAAGGAGACAAAAAATGAGTAACATGATTAAAATTGCTTTTCAGTTAGAAGCAAAAAAGCAAGCGGAGATTGAAGCTGACACAATAAGGGAAGCTTTAGTCATATTCTCGGAACACTCACTCAAACGGCATTTCTTTGCATTAAAACACAATGAGGAATCTTCAAAAAGGCTGAACTTCAATTATATGGAATTGGCTTTATATTTTGAGGATACACGAAAGCAAGCTAAACTGGAAATCACAGATAAAACAAAAATAGGAATTGACACAGAAATACAAAAGGATATTTTTATTAGATTGGAACTATCTGCTAGGGTTCTTGATGAAGAAGATGATGAGGACAAAAAGTTAATAAGGAAAGGAACATATTTTTTCTTCAATGTTGTTGTTTTTGATTGTACAAAGGAAGAGTACAATAACAGCAGAGGAGGATTATTATGAGTAAAGTGGTAAAAGATGCAACAATAGCAGTTTATTCTCAAATGAACTGGCAGTACTTTCAAACGTTGGAAATCTTCAACGTGTCAGCAAATCGGAACAATCACAAGGGCATGGACCCAGCTCTATGCAAACGTACAAAATCTCGTGGCAGTTCTACAAAACAAACAACTCGGAAAGAACAAGAAGTGGCAAGCGCATTGCATAAACTTCTTGGCTTTTCTACAAATTAATGGAGAGTATCTAATGGTTACTATTAATTCTTTAGATGGAAAAATGTTAGTAGAGTATGAAGTAGAAACAATCAAAGAGGCTGTAGAGCTAGCCATTAAGGAAGGAAAGAGTTTAGCTTTTGCTTGGTTATATGATGCAGATTTACAGGATGCTGATTTACGTGATGGAGTTTTTGATAATGCTTGTTTATCAGAAGCAGATTTACGTGGAACTAATTTTGAAGGAGCTAGTATAAAAGGAACAGATTTTGAAGGAGCATTTTTAGAAAAAATAGATATTCATGGTAAATGTTTGGATTAAAGACCTCAATGGATCTGCCAAAGGAAAGACAGGCAGGCCTATGAAGTACAAGGATGTTTTTAATTTCTTTTTAATCAACAATTAATATAACAAAGGAATGGCTCATGCTAACAATTCTATATGTAGTTATTGCTTATATCATTATGAATTGTCTAATCATGAGGCAGACTATTCTGGTGATTTGGAGAGTACATTTGATGCAGTTAAAGGCTTCGGCTACACAATGCAGGATGTGGAAAAGGTTTATAATTCAGCTAATAGAGAGAGGAGCTACTAATGAAAAAGTTTACTGAAAAGGACATGAGATGTTGGAGAGGCTCAAAGAATGAGTTTTTTCGGGCTCTTGAGGCTAATAGCTTAGAGGAACTTGTGAATAAGCCTTTATGGTATCATAGCAGAGGATTGTTGCAGACAGCTACTGGTTATGGTAAGAAACTCACAACGGGAAATATGATTCACTTTGAAGGAAGGCTTTATCGTATATACTGCTGTATCTTCTCAAACAGTGGAACTCTTTATATCACTACTAAAAAATATGGTGATATTTTCATAAACATATTTTATTAAAAAGAAGGAAACAAAAAAATGTGGACATTATTATATGTAATTATCGCTTATATCATTTTGGTCATTCTCTATCAGATTGCTAGGAAGATAAAACACTATCTAATGGAGCAAAAGATAAAGCGAGAAGATGGTAAACTACAACATTATTCGTGGGGAGAGATTTGGATATATGGCTTATTGCTTTTGTTCTCACTTCTCGCACTCGGAGCAGGAGCTTTGCTGTTCCTTGCTAGTAGTGCAACAAACGATAAGGAACTAACTTAAAAGGAGGCAGTACAATGGGTAACAGAGCAGTCATAGCAAGTGAAGGAAGTAAAATAGGAATCTATCTACATTGGAATGGGGGACGGGATTCGGTCGAAGCATTTTTAAAATATTGTGAATTGAAGAAATACAGAGGATTGCCAGATTCGTACGGATTTGCTTGTCTTTGTCAGGTCATACGAAACTATTTTGGTGATTCGGGTTTGTCTATTGGTGTTGATTCTTTAGATAAATTGGATTGCAATAATGGCGACAATGGGGTTTATCTTGTTACAGATTGGAAGATAGTTGGCAGGGCTGATTTCAATGGAGAAGAGCAATTAACTTATTCATTGGAAGAAATGCTAAAAGAAATTGACGAGAAACAGCCCATCTTGGGGAGATTATATGTATAAGCACGGAACAATTAATGTGATTTGGCTATCTCGTCATAAATTGAATGACACAGCAAGAGCTACATTGATGGAAGCAATACACAGGGATTGGTATGATGATGCTAATTGTTGTCTTACTGTGGACATTGATTCTAAAAATCATTTCTGGTCAGCTACAGAAGATGAAGCGGTAGACACAGCAATCAATCGTGGTGCTTGGAAAGGCTTTGCTGAAAACTATGATGTAATTGCAGGAATATTTCCCCCTGTGGCAATTGCTTCTATGATTCGGTTTAAGAAGAAGATAGTGGCGTCCCCTGTGTCGGTTCAATCAGTAATTAAACGGACTGAAGGGAATAAGTTTATTAGTCGCTTTTTACGTTGGCAACAAATGAATAAATAACAAGGAGAAGAAGAAATGAAAGATACAATATTTAAAATGTTTGGATATAAGTTTATTGTAAGGAAAGAACTTCATAATTGGACTGTTTATTTGGAAGAAACAATGCACGTTGTGGCGCATCATAAAACAAAGAAAGAGGTGGTTGCTCATGCTAAGAAGAAGCTAACGCAAAGGAGTGAAGAAAAAACGTTGGACATCATTCATAACGCTATTCAGCAACGGCGAAAAGAAAAGATTGTGGATGATAGTCGTGAGGAATTTAAGAACATATTTGGTTTTGATGTTCCTCAGATGGTAGATGGTTCAATCAATCTGAAAGCATTTGAACGAAGGATTTGTCCTCCTCGAGGATTAGAAGCATTGTCCATCAGAGCTTATTTAGAAAAAGAATATGGCAAAGAAACAATGTTAATAGTTGCACAAATGATATAGGAGGGATTATGAAACACATAGGACATTTTAAGAAGTGGGAAAGTTCAGCTCTTATCGACAAAATCTTTGCTTGTAAGGAAGAGGACTATTCAACATTCTACACAAAGGTTGGCTTTCTTACAACATACGGATTATTGTGCGGATACATTGAACGGTATGAGTATATGAAAGACAAAGAACTCACTATCGAGTTATGGTTAGAGCATGGTGTTTATCATGTTCGGGCTCACTATCATGGAGTTAAGGATATCAAAGAATATATTAACTTTGGAGGAAGGTTGTTCTGGGAATCGTTTGAATATAAAGCCGATGCAATTCGTTTTCTAAAGGAAGCTTGTCAGGTGGATTGGTTTAATTACATTCCTTTTTCGTACAAAGAAAGATACAAAGAATGCCACAAGGAGGTATAATATGAGGTGGATAATACTATTTATTGTATATTCGCTTATCTTGTATGGACTT